CAACGTTGATGTTGGACCCTGGTTCAGAGAGTTCCAAAAACATATGTCCTCCTTGTGGGGACCACTTAATATGGACCATTCCCCCTTCCTATACGCAGGGGCCTGCTCAGCCGAGGACCTCGGTAAGTTCGCCTCGTATGCGGAGGAAATGAAAGAGGCTGAGTACCATGATATCGACCGTTCAACTTTCGACGCATCAGTGCCTTTGGAGTTAATGGTCCTTTTCATCGACTTCCTTAGAGAGTGGTATGACATGCCCGAAGCCTGCTACGAAGCGGTAATGGCGACCATCGAGAGCCATGAAGGTTTCACAACCTCCCGTATCTATTACAAGACTGTTGGCCGGGTGGTCACCGGTTGGCCGGGCACTGCCGTTTTTAACACCCTGTTGGGAATGCTTGTCCAAGGATATGTGGCTTGGAAACAGATTGGCCGCTTACCGGACCCCACTTGGTGGCGAGCAGTCGGAATGGGTGATGACACGGTGGTTGCCACGACGATACCCTATGATGCCACTCTGGAGTCTCGTTGTGGATTCAAGCCCAAGATTAACACAACACGGGACTTTGACGAGGTTGGGTTTCTATCCGGCCTTTTCTGGCGTGTTACTCCTTATGTCCACCAGGGCCGTATGTGCCATCGAGTCCATGGACCCAAGGTTGGCAAGCAGCTCGCCAAGTGTGGCTGGGATGTCACATTGACCCGCGCAAATTTGTCGGAAGAACAACGTAATATCATGTGGGGGCACACTTTGGATTGGAGCCATGTGCCCGTCCTATGTGCTGTCCGCCACAAGATACTCGCCATAGTCGGCACTTTTGGTGCCAAGGCCGTGACCGAGAAGGACGACTTCCACAAAGTAAAATGCTCCGTTCCCCATGGGCTTGCTGAAGCGGCTACTCTCCAATACATGAAAACCGCGAAGATGCCTGCCGCAGTCATACAGGAAGCCCTGTCCGAGATCGATGCCGCTACCACACTGCCACATTGCCTGGGACCAGCGTGTGAGTTGCTGGCTCGAGCGGACCTCTGACGGGTTTTGAGTGGGACTTTCCCCCACCAAGACAAATATAGGAAGAG